TTTTTTTTTTTTTTTTTTTTTTTTCAAGATAGGAAGAAAAGGGCGGGCCAGGACCCCCGAGAGTGGGGGCCCCGGCAAAGGGAGAAAGAATGCAAACAACTACCTAAAAGAGAGCCTATCTTAACCCTGAAACTGAAAGAAGAAAAGCAGAAGCGGGGTACTCAGGTAGAGACAAGGTTGAGCCAACGCATCTGCAGGTATTCAAAAGGCAGGAAGTGCGGATAGACGCCGTGTTTGGCGGCCTGGTCCGCAACCTTCTGACACCAGCGCTGATACGTCAGTGGACCGGAATGGAAAGCAAGGTAAGACAGAGAATCAACAACAGCTTGGAAGTCTCCATCTCTCAGCCACATAATTGACTGCTCGTAGGTGTCGGGCTGCATGACCGGATGTATGTACATCGGTCGAATGTCGTCCGGCACGAACCAGCGCTTCAAGAACGTGACGTCATAGATGGTGGAGGTTGCAGGGAAGTCAGATTCTTTGGAAGCAGGTGTGACAATGAGAGTCGTGTGCTCACGGTAGAAGTCCCTGATCTTCGACGGGTGAACTGGCGGTTCACACGCGTAGAGGACATCATCACCGTAAGTGAGAATCTCAAAGGCACGAGGGTTGAAGTCTTCAGAACAGTACATCAACGAGGAGATGACAGCCACGTTGTTGCACCAGGAATTCATGATAGAAGTTCCAACACAACCGGAGGGATTGCCACCGATCATGTCGTAAAGATCAGAGCCGTAAACGTGATGGGAATAGCGAATGGAGTGTACGTACTGGCTTGCACGCACATCCCCAGTCACCTCGCCAACCCAATCCGCGTATGCGGCGAGAAGACAGGAAGGAAGAGTAGCATCAAAGCACTTGTAATCCAGGTCCCAGACCTCCTGATAGGGGGCAAATTTGTAAAAGAATTGGGTCCAGTGAAGGTCGGGATTGCAGCCAACAGCGCTGCCATGCTGACCGGGGCGACCCTGGTAGTAGTCAATGATACCACCAAGGAGCATCCGACCAGCGATGACGGCGTGAATGGGTGCGCACTCGACCAACCGGGTGAATCCATCTTGAACTTTGGCAGTAGGTCTGAGTTCATCTTTGAGAAAGGTGGAATAAATGTACTCTGGGTCCTCCAGGCAGCGGTCAATTGCGTCCTGGAGCTCAGGCTTGGGTTCATAGATACCAGGGGAGACCTCCTCGAAAAGTGATCGGCGAGATCGTCCCATGGTATTCCACGGGTACCCGGCAGCCTGTCCCATGTCTAAGGCCTCCATGTTGGTAGTGCCATGGATAGCCTCAAACTGGGTGAGAGTTCTAATTTTCTTAGGGAGGAAGGAAGTGTATAATTTGACAGCTTCCTTCATGCACGGCCATGGTTGAACCTGATCGCCAAGACCGTGTTTGGAGAACATTTGTTGGTCCAAATTAATGCCTGGATTCAAGCGGGGATCAGAGCGGGTAAGGGGGGCGGGTTCCTTCTTCACAGGGAAGGCACCATAGGCGGGGGAAGGCCTAAGGCGGGATTTCCGGTTGATGTTGACACCAGGAAGACCCTCGTGTTTCAGGGACCCGCGGGGGACGATGAGAGACTGAGATTTCGTGGCGTAGGCCGCGATCTGCTCAGTGAAAGGATGCAGAGGAATAGAGAAACCAGTAGAGCCAGGGATTCCAGCAACGTGGACGCCAAGAATTTTGGAGCCAGATGGGTCATCCGTCACCATTGGGGCGCCGCACAGACCGGCAAACGTGCAACAGTCGTAACCGTAGACACGCTCTTCGATCTGCACGCCGGAGATCCAAAGGGGAGCGGTGTGATTTTTTGAAAACCTGACATAGGTGGCGTTACCACGGTGTTTGGAAAGAAGAAAGCCAGTAGAGTAGGGGTAAATGCCAATATACCGACGGATGTCTTTGTACTGGCGGGCTTTGGGGACATGGTAAAGCAAGAGTTCAGGGCCAAGAATGAGGGGCTCAGGAAGTTCTTTCACGTCGTACACATCGTCGTCCAACTGGATGTGGTGGCAGTTGGTGACAATGTGCGTGGGAACGACGCAAAAGCGGTCAAAGAGGAAAAGGCCAGAAGCGTAGCGCCTCTCAGTGGGGGCATGCCCAATGAGGGAAACCACGTTCTTGTGAAGGTTAGGCATGCAAGGAGTGAGACCACCCTGGCGTTGCACGGGGCCAGCTGTACGGGGAGCAGGGACAGGTTTCTTAACCTGTCGCTTGGCGCGGGCGACCTGGGGGAGGCCGGAGTACGCACCCTGCTCACCGTTCAGCTCTTGGTCAGCTCCGCGCGACTTCCAAAGGCGGTAAGCAAAGCCAATGATAGTAGCAAGAAAGCCAAGAACAGTGAAGAAAGTAGTGGTAGCAAAGATGGGCTTACGGTACTTCCAGATCGCGTCGCAAACCGTGAGCGGTTCGTTCCGCGCAATGGCAGCCGCAAGGGGAGGGACCACGGGGATGGGTTTGGCAGAAGCGACGAACTGCAGAGCGTCCTCGAAGGGGAGCTCGGTCGGCGTGGCCTCCACGACCTTGTCGCCCTGTCTAACGATAGACTGGACGCGGTCGGAGATGCCGGCGTTCCGATCGACCCGACGAAGGACGTGATCCACAATTTCATCGAAGGTGGTGAAAGGGGTGAGGGGGGCATGAATAGAGCGGGGATCAACAGAGAGATCGAAGCAAGAGAGATCAGAAAATTTACAATGGTGGGTGAGGTAGGGGGAGTGATTTGGACAGAGCGTGTCGCGAAGGGCGTCCTCAGGTTTGAAAGGACCACCCTTCTTGCGCGGGCTGATGTTGATACGCAGGTGGAGTCTGCGCTCAAGAGCAGCCGGGCAGCGTGCGGCACGGTCGTTGCTCCGATCGAAGTTAGAGGTGACCACTATTACTCTGGATGAGTACAGCGTACCCTTCTCCTCGATCGAGGCCATGGGAAGGATGAAAGGAGCTGTGCAGACAAGCTGGGGGAAGTTCTTCCAGTCGCGAGCCTCAGTATCTTGACCAATATCGTCGATGAAGTGGACGGATTGGCCGCGATAACCGTCATAGAACTCGCAATCGGGTGAGGAAGGGGAATAGACGTCATTGGCGTCACCAGAGAGTTGCTTCGCCAAGACAGAAGAAAGGATGGAAGCAAAGAGAGACTTGCCAGAGCCAGGGGGGCCATAAACATAGACGACGAAAGGTTCGGGGCGTGGGCCCTTCGCTTCTGCCTTCGCCTTGTTCAGGGCCAGGGTGAAGTTCTTCAGGGCTTGTTGGACGTAAGCCGAATGGGGTGCTGATTTGGCGTCCGCTGCCACAGTGGCCAGTTCGTGGCAGCGGCGGATGGCCTCTACGATAGTGTCAATTGGAGCCTTCTCGTTGCCGAGGAGGAGGATCGAATCGGTGTAGAGGCGTGTGATTTCGTCCGCGACTTTGGCCAATTTAGTCTGCGGATCTGTTTCGGCTTTGCCCTGAATCCACTTCAAGAGTTTGGAAGTCCATTCCCACGCCTTGGTGGCGAGGTACTCGACATTCCGGACAGAGGTAGAGAAAGTATTGAATTCAGTCAATCCTTGGCGCTCAGTGGCAACCGAGGTGGCTTCCTCGGGTGTCACAGAGAGTCCAAGTTTCGACGCGATCCAATAGAAGACAGCACCAAGACCATTGCCAGACGCCTGGAAGAAACTGACCACTTCGGGAGAGAAGTCGGCGGCCAGTACGATCAGGAGTCCAGCGATAGTCATCGGTGTAGGAGAGCCAAAGAGGATGAGAAGATAGCCAAAGAGGCGTGCCACCCACTGGAGGAAGGTGGCAATGCCATTAGAAAGGGTGTCCTGGACAGTAGATTGAAAAGTAGCGGCATAGTCCCGGACAAAGTTGGTGAAGCCATCAATTGAGTTGGATACCCGACTGGCAGCCTCACGCATATCAGAAGCAGCGAGAGTGAGGTTCATGGAAGTCCGGTAGGTGTCCGCATCATTGATCGCCTGAGCGGTCTCACGGACAGCCTCCGGGAGGCGGGCAACCCCGCTGAGAGCGGAGCGCGCGCGAGCCATGAGGGAGCGGCGGGGGCGGGGGGTGGGGGTCTGGGATCCAGAAGTCTCCGCATCTGAAGTGTCGGAGTCTCCCTGACGTTGCACGAAGGCACCTTTGAGCGCTTGAGCGGTGCCTGCTGCAACGAGAGCGAGTGCGCCGATACCAAAGATCAGAGAGATACCAGTGTTGGGGAGAGGCACACCGGTAATGTTCTGGATAAGGTGGGTGCAGTTATGTTCCGCATTGTACTCCCACGGTTCGCCCACGAGGCTGACTGCTGTGGTCCAGCAGCCGGGAGGGACCTCCTCGCGGAGTTCCCCCTCGGGTTCCTCGTAGGCGATGACCGCGTGGAGCCCGTTGCGGGACAGGGAAATTTGTTGCTCCGCGCCATCGGGGTGGACGGCGCGGATTGCCCAATGAACGTACGTGGGGCGCTGACACCTGACGATGTAGACCCGGACGTACGGACTTGTGAGGGGAGGGAGGTCGTCTTGGGAGTGAACTCCCCCTTGACGACGGGCGAGGGCGATGGGAAGACGGGGATGGGTGGCCTTGTGCTTTTGAAAGAGTTCAAGAGCGGTGGGGCGAGGGTCTCGGCGGGGAGGAGCTTCCTCCTCCTCACCGTGAAGGGTGAAAGCTAAAGAAGCAGTGCTGGGGGCTGAGGCAGTAGTGGGGGGTGAGCGGGGGACCCAGGCGGCAAAATTGCCGAAAGCAAGACCAGCATAGATGGTGGGGTAGGAAGCAGCGGGGACAGAGCCTTGGAACTCCACGGTGATAACGACAGTGCCAAAGGTGGTGTTGACGATATCGTTACCGCCCTGGAAGTCAGCAAAGCCCATAAAAGAAGTGGGGATAGCGGAAAGGGGATTGCAATAAGGAATGGAGAGACAGACGGTTTGTTCAGAAACAGGGTCGACGGAGCAGCGCACATGGTAGTTGTCCTCCAACTGGATGTTGGTGAACGCACCAGATGGCACCGCCCCGCCGGGAGGGATAAAGAAGAAAGTAATATTTGCTGCGAAAGAAGCAGGATTGGAGATCCGGAAGGAAAGACGAGGGTCCCCCCGGATGTAAGTAAAACAGGATAGAAGGTTGGGGAGGGTGTCGCCAGGACCGGCATTCCGGATCCAGTCAACAGGGTTCAGCTCCATCACCTGGATCGATGAGAGGAGCTGAACGCTGTAGCTGTTTCCAGAGATGAAGATCGGGCGATAGAAAGAGAAGTAGGCAGCAAGATTAGTGTCAGGAGGGACGGGGGCATCGACATATTGGAATGTGGTGCGCTCCTCAGGGGCAGAGGTGGGCGCACCGTTCTCAATGGTCGACTGAGAGGTCTGCGCGTCAAGGTCAGTACCCGCCTGTGGCTGGAGTGCCAAGGAGGGCATGGCAATGCCACGCAGCCCGAAACCATCAGCAGCAGAGAGAAATGCCACTATGGCTCCGGAGGGGGGGGCATTAGCGGGGCCTGTGAGGGGCCCCATGACAAAGATAGAGACAGTACCAAGGAAGCCCAGAAGAGAGCTAGGGGTTGAAAGGTTATTCACCTTCCAGTAGGTGGCAGAAATGAAAGGGATAGTGAAGTCAAGAGTAGAAGACCCATTAATGTCCCAGATGGTCGTAGTCCCACGCGAGGCATCCTGCATGTTGGTGGGTGCAGAAGTGCCGGGCGGAGAATAGGCCACGAGGAGACGCCCATAGGTCTGTGAAGAGCCTGTGTAAAGGAGAGAAAGGTGGAGGGGCCCTCGCCACTGAGTGAAGAGAGAAGTGACGAAGGCGATGGGAATACCAAGGGCAGAAAGGACGAGAGAATCAATAGGAGACTGGGCAATCAGGGTACCCTGGTCATCGGCCATGGTCCACGAGTAGATGTCATAGATACCCGGACGATGGGCAAACTCGATCCAATCATGGACACGACCGGCAAGGTACTCTGAGGGAGGGTCATAGGGAGTGACACCATAGATGGGGATTTCCTGATCAGCCACAACGCTGCCGAAAGCACCGCCGCCGGGGACGGCGCGGATCTTCCAGTGTTGTTTGGCGACCATGCGAAGCCCATGGAAGGAAGAATTAGTGGGGGAGACATAGACAGAGACAGCAAGTTGGGTAGAAGCACTAGCAGGGACTTGCAGAGGGGTGAGGACAGAGATAACAAAGGTCCAAGAGCAATGCAAACCGGAGTAAGCATTGGGGGCAGGGCCAATGTAGGGGACAGAGAGAGTGACAGCATTAGACTGGAAGAGGTTCAAGATGGCATAAGGATAGGTGAAAGCCCCGTATATACGGGTATTGGTGAGAGTCTGGTCAAAAGATTCAGGGATAGCAAAGATGGCGAGAGAACCACCATGAAATTGAGAGCCATTGACAACTACGGTAAAGTCCCAACCGCAGTTGTAAAGAGCGTTGGTGTTGTACATACCAGCCCAGGCGGAGTCGGGGTAGGCATGGACAAATGAGGCGGGTAGAGGGTACCCACCGCCACCAAGCGCTTGAGTATTCCAGTTTGAGTCAGTAGAGAAAGGAAAGGTTAGGCCACCGGTCAGAGCGTCCCAGGTCATACCGTTCACACCAGTGAGAAACTGGCGCTGCACGGCATCCTGGGGCCACAGAAACGTGTCAAGGAGCCACGTCCTGTCTCCAGCGGGGCCAGGAAAAGAAGGAAGGTCAGGATTAGGGAGAGGGACACAAGGGGTGGGGGGGTAGGCAACCACAGTGGGGTACCCAGAGCCTGATTGGATGGCAAAATTTCCAGATTGGGTGGTGTTTTGGGCAGGGACACCAAGATTACCAGGCATGGCCAGCAGCCTGGTATCCTGGGCCCCGGTTTCCAACTTGGATTTGATGGCCTTGCCGGCGAGTTTTCCAGCGTGCTCGATCCCGTCGAGCGCGTGGTCGACACCGCGGCTAAGGGCCTTTTGGGCGATGGGTTCCCACCACTTGTTATAGTTGTGGACTCTAACAGTGGAGGAGCCCCCATCGGCAGCAGGCTTTTGGGTCTTAGAGGTGGAAGAACCACCGGGTTGGCCAGGAATTTGGTCAGAAGAAGAGGTGACAGGGCCATCACCGAGTCCGGTATTGACAGTGGGTTTCCAGCCGTTGGCACCAACATCCGAGGTCACGGTGTTACCGTTTCCGTAGATGTTGTTGATCGACTGGCCCTGCCTAACAACACCGTCGCCGGGAGATGGAGTGTGGCGGGGAGAGTGGATGAAATTTGGATGTATACCCAATTCAAGCATCTGGAGGAAAAGTTTCTCAGACGCGGTGAGGGGAGATTGGTGCGGTCCGGGGAGGGTCTTCAACGCAATCTGGTCGAGAGCGTTGTAAACCCAGTCGGGCCAGTATTTTGGGGGTTCCCAGTTGGGATGGAGGACATCCTGGGGCCAATTTGAATCGTAGAGGATGTCCTCAGGGGGGGTGGGAGGAGACTTGGGTTCAGTAGGCGCATGGGTGGGGCAAAGAGAGTAACAGGTGGGAAGCGGTTTGTGGCAGCACATCTCGCATTCCCAGAAGTAAGAGGGACGGGGGAGAGGGTAGTCAAGACCGTGTTCCTGGCAGAAGCACTGGTCGAGAGTGGTGGGAGGAGTGAAGATGAAAGGCATGTCTGGTTCAGTGAAGATGTGAGAATCAGAGGAGTCAAAGAAACAAATCTGGTAGTCGTTTGCAAAGGCGGTGTGGCTGAGACTGTGTGCCGTGTTGGGAGCTAGAGAGAGCAGGGAACACAACAAACAATCTGTGAGCCAGTAATGAGTGGTGAAAAGAAAAGGAAACAACCCCATAGACAATTAGCCTAGGATCAGATCCCACCGGAGGGTGGGGTACCTTCCTAGCATTCCTAGGGGTTGAGAGGTGGCACCCAAATGTAGGGATATGGCGCACACCATTTCACTAAAAGCTAGACCAAGGACTGTGAACAACCGAAGTTGAACATACAGCTACACACACTGGGGATCCTGTTACCAGGACGGCATCCACAGCGGAACACTGTACTCTATAGCCTTGCCAGGGCAGAACAGTCAATGGGTTCACTAATAGTTACGTGGTAGCATTCCTCACCGAACATATTGGGGATG